TTTTTTTTTATTTAGGATTTTTATTTTTTTACAATTTAGACATCAAATCCTTAATTCTTAAATATTGAGGATTTTCGTATGTCTTAGACTCTATAAGAGTAGTTGCAGAACCAGAAGTTTTTGTTGTGTTCAACTGTCTCTCAACGTTTTCAGAAATGTTCTTCGTTTCAACGTGTGCAAGTTCATCTTTAAGAGTTTTGTAGAGTTGCTTTGATTCTTTTAGAGATTCTACCGAATCAAATCTTCTCAAGATGTTAATTTTTTCTTTCTTGGTAGTGGAATGCTCTGTGAACAATCTTGTAGCATAAGCTAAGTTAGAATTAAATACAGCAACTTCATTAAGTTTTTCTCTGAACACGTTCAAAGCTTTTCTATATTCTTCATTCTTTTCTCTGAGCATTTTCAACTCAACATCGATTGATTCTACTTTAACACCATTATCACCATAAACATAATTTCTGTTGTTTGTGATACCTTTTCTTAAACCTCTACCTTCTTTCGAACCCATACCATAAGTTCTAGCAGCTTCTTTTGTTTCTTCTTTGGTTTCATAGTCTTTTTTACCAGGATGTGTTTTTGACTTGTCACCTTTGTTACCACCAACTTTTCCTTCGTAGTCTTTAAAGTGTCCATCTTTACCCTCACCAGCTTTCTTTTCAACACCGTCTACTTTCTTACGTCTGTATTCGTGTTTCTTAGAATCTTCTTCCATTTCACCTTCTTTGAACTCAAATTTTGCTTTACCAGTTCCCATAGTTTTAGGTCCAGCCTTTTTGTGGTCATCAAATCCTTTCTTTGGTAATGTACTATCGTACCCAAACTTAGGTTTGCCCATTCCAACGCCTTTTGGTTTTACAGTCATTTTAGCTTCGGATAGGTCGTAGTACTCGCCCATCATGTCCGAATCTTCATCGTCCATCATGTCTTCAAGTTCTTCTTCCATTTCTTCCTCATCCATTTCTATTTCGTACATGATTTCGTCTTCTGACTCACCTTCCATATACAAAGCGTCTAACACAGCTTCTAAATCCGCATCTTCTTGCATATCTAGTTCTGTAAAATCCATTCCGTATTCCATCATGTCTTCACCTTCTTCCATTTCTTCGTCCATTTCCATCATGTCTTCGTCTTCCTCCATTTCGGATTCTTCAAGTTTCACGATGTACTCAACGTCTTCATTTTCGTCGGTTAAATGAATATCATCACCATCTTTTACCACAACAATTCCATCTTCTGGACTCATCGCTTTAAAAGCTTTAATAACTTCATCATCAGACATGCTGGTCATATCAATAGTTTCCTCCGAATCATCGAAGTCCATATCAATACCCATGTCTAGTTCATTAGAGTCTTCCATATCTTCACTTTCATCACCCATGTCTAAATCCATGTCCAATTCTGTGTCGATTTCAACCTCGTCTTCTTCTTGTTCAGAAAGAGATTCCTTTACTAACTGACTGATTTCTTCCTTCATAGTAGAAGCAAGTATTCCTTTTGCGTTCTCGGCAATTACCTCTTCAACATTTTTCATTTGAATGAGTGCCTCTTCAACTAAATTTTTAGTTTCTTGCATGTAAATTGTTTTCCTAATAAATAGTGTTTAAAATAAAAAAATCCGTCTAAACCCATTTCTAAAAAGAAAAAGGTATAAACGGAAAATAAAAAAGGTGGGTTTCCCCACCTTTTAACGATTACTCGATTACCTCATCGATTTTACTTTCTACTACTGAGACAATCCGCCAGTCGTGTTGGAAGCCGGTATACTTTGTAGTAACCTTTGCTTCTACATCAGTGACTGAGAACCCGTTTACGAGTTTCTCCTCTCTGATTTTTTTTACGCGACCAGAGTTCTCATCTGGTAAATCATAAACGATTTTAGCAACGAAGAATTTTTCATTCATAATAAAGTGTATTAAATTAACGATTTAAATAATCGGTTAATTTTTTCATTAAATCAACTGACTTACCCATTCCAGAGTCAGAAATTTTTTTATTTTTTTCTTCATCCAGGTTTTCTTCATACATACTTCTTTCTTCAGGGTTACCAAAAAGGTATGCTCCAGGTGTTGAAGGCGAGGATACTAGGTCAAAACAGATTAGTTCAAAATCATCTTGAACTTCATTTTGCTCACCAATTTTTTTCAATGAACCAACCCCCCTTGAAGACACACCCATAGTAACGCCTTGGCGCATAAGGTTAGCTGCGATGTCTCCTTTTGTTGAAACAATACCGCTCTCATGAAAACCAGGTGACGTAAGAAGCTTTAATTTACCCATAAGGATATGTCCGTCCCACCAAATGTCTGTGATGATGTGAGCAACTCTATCAAGGTCAATTAAGGATGATTCTGGGTGGTTAAGCTCAGAGGTTGACAAACCTTTTTTAATCGCAGTTTTGTATCTATCAGCCTCACGTTTTAAAATCCTCTCAGGATAGACACGACCATTACGATTTGGTACTCCATATTTTTGAAGTACGGCATAAAATTCAAATGGATTTCTGTAATCCATATCTTTTTTTTCCGAAAGGAATGCCTCGTTAAGTGGGTCTTTTGGTGAAACATACCCAGCATCCATTTCAACAAGGATACCTTTACCGCTCTCTCGGGGGCCTAGTATACGTAAATCTTTCATCATATCTTTTTAAAGATAAATATTATACTAGTTGATAGTTTTTACTTTTGATTTTTCTTTAGTGGAACTAAATGTGAAATAATCGTTTTTTATAATACAATCCCGGTAAATTTCTTTAATAATTTTTTTAATAGCTTCTTTGAGTTGTGAGCCCTTGAAATCCATTTCTTGTTTTGCAAACAAATTAATTTCTAAATTCATAAATGATTTTTTGTTGAGCTGGATACCACTAGTTCTTAAATCCAGGTCGACAATAAATTTTTCAGAAAACAATTCTTGGTTAATACTATGGTAAACAGAATGTTTTATATTTCGAGATAGATTTCCAACAACACGCTCCCAATTTTCACTGTCTTGTTTTGGACAAACCCAAGTCTGGAGGTTAATGTACATGGACTTTAGGTTTTTTGAGTCTACGGTGCCGTATGATGTTTTTAAGGATTCATATTGGTTTAATTTTACCGTTTTACCTTTCTTCATTTATATCAATATTGTAATATAATTTATTTTAATGAAAAAATAGCAAACTTTTGAACAATTCCAAATATTTCTAATATATGCTAATTGTTTTTGTAAATAATAATATAGAAAAAGCCCTGAAACAGCTTAAGTCAAAGGTCATAAAAACCAGACAAAATCAGCTACTTAATTCCAAAAAAGAATTTGTAAAAAAATCAGTGCAAAAACGCAACAACAAAATTAAAGCTTGTTATGTTGAGCAATTTAAGCGTCAAGAAGAATAGATTCCTCTAACTTCTTAAGCCTAACATAATTGATTTGGTCGTATTTTTCTGATTCTATTTTACCGATAGTTTCAGTAATCTTTGTTTTCAATTCAGAATCGGTTTGCTTATCAGAAAGTACCTTCAATTTATTGACCGCAGATTCTTTTAGATTGTCAAACTCACTTTCTAAATCTGAATTGTTTGTTGCCAAAATATGGAAAATTTCTTTTCTCGAAGATTCATCCAATCCTTCAACATACCTTGATAATGTTTGGTTTGCAATTGAAACCATGGATTTGATAGGAATTTTAGGAGTATCTTTTACTTGGCTCTTGCTTTCCATTAACTTAGAAATAATTGCTTTTTTCGAAACAACACGCTCCTTGATGTCTACTTTGTTGAAATAAACAATGTTGTCAATATTTTCATAGATGTTTTTAGATTTTTCTCCATTTTTAGGTAATGAAGTTTTTTCTAGAAGATGTCTGATAACATTGATGGCTTCATCTAAAAACTCTCTTGCATCACTTTCGGTTAAACCTTGTGGCGAAGATAAGTCATCGTAGATTGAATAAATCTTTGAAAAAGATTTATTGGACAAAACATTATGTTTGAATTCTTTAAGTGTTTGCTTGAAAGAATAGGTATCCTTGTAGGATTCTACCAGGTTTTTTTCGATGATGGATTTTATTTGTCCGAAAGTCATGAGCTCGTTATTATTCACTAATAAATATTATGAATTTAACAACTTGTCCAACTCCTCCTCTATTTTACCTAAACTTTGTTGAGCAATCCCTAGATTCAAATATTTGCTCCCATAAAGGTCTGTCTCAATTAGTATGTTCATATCCCTATTTTTTACAGATTCAGGGGTTATTTCACCTTCCTCTGGTGCAGGAGCACCACCAGCTTCAGGGCCTCCAGCAGGTGGCCCACCAGCGAGTTCGCCACCTAAATCAGGTAATGCTCCCCCACCTCCAAAGGAAGCCGCAGCGGGTTCACTAACTTCTCCCGGAGGAGCAGCAGGTGCACCGCCTTCACCGGGCTTGTTACCATATAAGGCATCAAGCTGGTCAAATATACCAGTTTTAGAAATTGTGGCTGGAGTGTTTTTGAGTTCCTCACCGATTGCTCTTTCCATTCTTTGCTGCAGAAGGTCTGTTCTGATTTCATCATCAGACCAGTTAAAGATATGTTTCTTAGCCCAAGTTGATGATGATGGTTGAATGCCGTTACCAGGGTCTGAAACCAAATCACGATAAAGCAAAACTTTTTCTTTCCAAATATCAACCTTAAGCAAGTCAGCTTGAGTGGATGGGTTGGTAAGACCAAGAGTAAAGTTTGAAATCTCTTCTTCAAATCCTAGCAAGAACAGGTGAACAATAGCAATCTTGTTAAGTTCTTGAATCATGGATTTTTGAATCCTGTTGATGGTACGAGCAAAACGAATATCTTGCAACGCTAGATTTTTACCATCTCCAACAACTTCTTCAAATCCAAGGAAAGCCTTTGGAATACGAAGTGCTGTTACCAGTTTTTTCTGAATGTATTCAATGTCAGCAATCTCCGAAAGGTTTTGAGCTCCTGGAAGAGTGTCAATTGGGCTTGGTTGTGCTGGGTCACGAACTGGAATGAAATAATCTTGGTCAACAGCCATTTGGTTAAATCGCATGTCAACGTTACCAGTTTTTGAATCAACAATTTGTTCTCTCTTGAACTTGTTGGCAACACGTTGTACATACGCTTCAACATCATCGTCAGCCATGTTTCCAACATAAACTTTAAATATTCTTCTCTCAGGAGCACGTGATGTACGATAAATCAACATCGCATCCTCAGATAAAAGAAGTTGTTTCCAGATTCTTCTTGATTTTTCAAGCATAGAAGTACCATAAGGAAGTTTTCTATCATCACCTAAAAGTCTAAAGTGAGCAATTTCCCATGGTTGGAATTCCATGTTTTGTGTTTTCCAAGTAAATCTCAACCCCTTATCGTCGGTATTTTGAGGAACACCGACCGAAGAATTTCTTGTAGCCAAACCCTGTTCAAATCTTTCAACTTCAATGTTTGGTAATTGCTGACAACCAATAACACCCTTTTCTGGGTCCAATCTCATGTAAACAAAATTATCACCATACTTACAGGTGTTTCTTGTCCACATGGCTAAGTTGGTGTTGATATCCAATACGTTATTGAACAAATCAACAAGAACTGATTTAATTCTTTTTGACTCAGAATAAACCTGCAGAATTATACCGTCCTCATTAGGTGTTGTAGATTCTTCAGCATAAATGTCCAACGCAGCAGAAATCTCAGGAGTGTATTCCATCGACTCGTAGTCGTAATAAGACGCTAATCTGTTTGGCTCGTAATAGATTGCCTGAGTGTAAAGGTTGTTTTCAACCTTAGCAAACTGGTTGGCTAAATAAAAAGATTGTTTGGCTTGTAATTTCTCTCTTTCATATTCTGCCTTATCAGTTGTTCTAAGAAGTTCTTTCTTATCTAACTTATAAACAGGGAAATCTTGATTCATCAAAGCATCAGGACCCAGAGCCCTGCTTAATCTTTGCCAAACCGTCATACTTCTATTCTCCATTGTCCTAAACTTAAACTAAGTGAGTTTAATATAAATAGTTTTACCTACCGAATAACCAACCGTATTTCTCATAATCAGCCCTTGATGCTGAGTAGTTTCTTTGATTTGGCATTCCTGGTTGTGAAAACTGAGGTAATGCCGGATTGAAATATTCTGACTTTTCTTTATTTTCACTAACAACCGTGCTCCAAGAGTTAAGCATAGCTTTAGTGTGATTAACAACTTTTACTAATGATGGAAAAGCGGCTTCAGCAACATACAATGCCATTGAAATTGACATAATACAGTCATCATGGTGTCCCTTCTGGTGGTCAGGTCTTCCATTGATATAAACAAATGTTCCCATTTCATTAATCAAACGATTAGACCTAATTTTAAAATCATGACGTACAGCTTCTTCTAGGGAAGCAATAATCTGAACACGCTTGTTGTTGAAATTAATTCCCGGAATTTTTTCTTTGATTTTTGGGTCGTATTTCCATTTATTGCTCATATCAACACCATCATAATAGAAACTTTCGTAACCTAACTCCTGAAGTTTTCTAGCCGTCGCAACACCCATTCCACCAGTCAAATCAATAACGCAAAGAGCACTATACATAATACCCCACTTGTATGCAATTTCGGCTAATGTATCGGGGGGGAGTTTTCCAACAAATTCTAATACTTGTTCTCTTGTATCAAAATCAATGATTTCAATACAAGAAAAATCTTCAGAATCACCTCTAGAAACGTCAATACCCATAACATACTTGTGTCCATTTTCTGGCTCTTTCCAAATCCAAAGTTGACCTCCAACTAGTTTTGCTTCAGGCTCTTTAACGTCGTTTTTAACTATTGTCTGCAGCATTTGCGCATCAAAAACGTTATCACCAGAACCCAAGAAATTACATTCTAATTCTTGCGCGACCTTTCTGCGGTCATACTTTAACTTTTTTACCATGCTCTCGAACCAAGAAGAACAAGGTTTATACCCGTCTTCGATGTATTTGTGTAAAGTTGTAAGTTGCCTCTCTCTTCTATCTTCACCAGATAAATCCAGAATAACATCTTTGGGATATTCTTCTTTATTCAGTAGATAATGAACGAGGTCATTAGTTTTGACCATATACAAATCTTTTGTATAACGAGGGTCTCTATACCAATACATTTCCGTAATCTTGAAATCATTCATGTTACGCAACGCTTGGTCGTAAATTTCGTAGTAAATTGGGTCAAACCCGTTGGGAGTTGAAATCACAATCACTTTACCTCCGGTAGATAAAGATGCCATACAAGCTGCCCAGAAATCACTATCAGCTTCGATAAAGGCAGCCTCGTCAAAAATAAGAGTTGTTGGTGTGTAACCTCTAAGTGCGTCCTTTGAGGTTGCTACAGCTTTTACCTCACACCCATTTGAAAGTTTAAAGTGTCTTGCTGAGTTTTTTTCCGGTGAAAACCCGATACCAACCCATTGTGGCCATTGCTCAGTAAACCCTCTAATCTTATTCGCAAATTCAACCGAGGTATCAAGTTTGTTTGCAATAATGAGGACTTTTTCTGGTTTTTCTTTTCTGGCAAAAGCAAGTCTTTTACTCGCCCAAGCAGCTGTAACGGTAGATACACCTGCCTGACGATATTTCAATGCAATGTTTTCATTATATTCCTCATAATCCTGAACTAACTGAACTTGGTCTTGAAATAGCTCCAAAGGAACATAACGTGAAACAGTGTTGTCGTAAGTTTGGAGATAAGTTTTCAGAGCATAAGGTGTGCTTTTCATGCACTTCTTATACTCAATTATTACTTGTTCTTTTGTCATAAATTCTTAGTCAGGACGGGAAATCCCCAAACCTGCTAAGAAATCTAATCCATCATCTTCAGAATCCTCTGATGAATCAAAACTTTCATATTCCTCCTTATTCTTTTTAGCAATTGAAATCAGTTCTTTGAACTTACTTGTTGCTTTTGAATTTTTCTCTGAGTCATCGGAAATTGCATTTCCAACTATTTCTAGGAATTCCTCAGCAGGGAGTTTATAGAGCTCCATTTGGAACCAGTTGATAAGCCCTTTATTTTTTTCGTCAAACATTTCGTCCGGCAAAGCAAAACGAATTTTTTCAACAACTTGCGGCCCTATTCTAAGTGACCAGGCTTCCATAGGTAAAGTATCCGTTTGACCCATAACCTTTTCTCTAGTTTCGGGGTCTTCGGGAAGACCGTATCTACCTTTAGCTTCTTCAATACCTTTAAGGATTTCGTGGCAAAGCATGGGGAACATTAACCCATAAGCACGAATGACAGTATCAGCAGACTCTTCGCCACCTTCACCTTCACCACCATCTTCACCATCAGCATCATCTAATTCTACCATAGCAGCAACACCTTGACCGGTATTACTCATCATATCCACCATGTCATCCATAGTAAAATACATAAAATCGTTAAGAGCCATGATTTCCAAATACATCTGATACAGACGTGGGTCAATTTCATCCAGTTTGGCTTTAACCTCGGGCTTTTGAAATAAAAAGTGTCCTTTTTTTGCGGTTCCTTGGATAATAGCATTGATAATGTTACGCTTGTCTTTTTCTAATTCCAAAATTTCCTTAGGAGTTAGTTCGTCAATATTGAAACCAGCTTTAATCATCAACTCTTTTGCCTCTTCCTCATTTTCTTCTTTGAGTTCTTCAGCGGCCAATCTAAAATTGCTGGTATCAATCGGCTCGCGATTCAGGTAGGATTCGATAACAAACCAATCTTTAGGAATTTGAGCTTCATCAACAGAGGCATCAATCGATAATTTTTCGAGAGCGTCTTTGTGACGAGATTCAATAGAAATAATTTGTGGGATTTTTTGGTAGACCTCAGAAATTAACATTCTAGCAACCATCGGAGAGTTAATTGCCTCTCTACCGGTCACTTGTCTTACTTTATCAACAACTTGTTTAAATCTTCGAGTCGCTAAACGCTGAATTTCTTCTGACCCTTGTTGGAAAGCAGGATTTTTAGCAAATGGATGTTCAGGGTCACGCAATTTGCGCTCCAATCCTGGGTCCATGCGTTCGGGATAATCCCCGTAATCAATCTGTTCCAGTATTTTTCTATTTTTTGCCATCACGAAGAATTCCTTGAATTAATTTTAAAACATCATTTTTGGCTTTCTCGATTTCTTTCTTAGAAGCCTTAGGTGCAGGATTTGGACCTTCAAAAGGTTTTTTACCTGGGTGTGCTGGTCTAACGGATGGTTTAGTATCCGGTTTTGTTGTTGGTTTTACTGGTGCTGTTTCAGTTTCAGCCTCAGCCATAGATTTAAAAGATGTCAAACTTCCTACTGGTTTGCTCATTCTAACTGATTTACCCTTCTTAGCTTTTGGTTTGTATACAGAACGGCTAATGACACCTTGTTCTGCAATAGTCTCAATAAATTCTCCTTTGGTCATTTTTGGTTCTAAATAATTTTCGACCAAAGATACGATTCTTTCTTCAATAAAAAAATCCATCGGTGAATTTCCTTCATTTAAACTTTTCTTAACTGCTTTGACACATCTTTCAAACTTAGCATTCTTTTTTGGGCCAAGTTGGGCGTGACAAATAGCGTAAGGGTTATTTGTATCTTCTTCCCCCTCGGTCATATCCTCGTATTTGTCAATCTGAGCATCACTATCATCACCCATTCCATCTGGTGACATTATTTGGTGAGGAGCTTGCGTTGTTGCTCCACCCAGAGCCGAACCCATAACATCAACGTTATCCTCTTTCATTTCGCCCTCTTGAGCTTGCATTACAACAATGTTACCCGCACCATCAGTTTTGATTGATGCACCATCAACAACAGCGCCAGTTACACGGGCTGTAGAAGAAGGGATTGTTGTTGTTTTAACTGTCTTGGTGGTTTGTTTTACTTGTTCAGCCAAAGAAATTTTTTTGAACAAAACATCAATCTGAGTTTCATTCAACTTAGAAACTGTTTCGGGTGATAAACCCATTTCAACTAACTGGATAATTTTATCTTTAGTTTTCATAAACGACATTTTTTTCAAATTCGAGAATTAAATCTTTCTCGTATAATTTATCTTTGACTGAATCTTCTTCTTGTCCAAAACGGAAAACCAATCTATTGTTCTCGTCATATTCACCAACTTCCCAACCTAAAGCGACAACTCCGTCCATGGCATCGGACATACTGAAGAAGTCGGAATTTTGTGCTAATTCGAGTTTTATATTTGATTTTCTCAACACACCAACTTTTTGAATGTGTTCTAGGTCTGGGGGTGATGGGTAACCATTTGCGGGTGCAGCTTCCCAAGAGTCACCCCAGACTTCTAGATTTTCTGAAAAAATGAATTCATAGAGATTGTCTCCCTTATAATCAGGACCTAGTCCGTTGATATAAGTTAGATACCTCATAAAACAATACCTTCAATAGAAATTTTTACTTGTTTATTGTTATTTTCAAAAACCAAATTTTTCTTGTTTGTTCTTCCAACGAACTCGAAACCTTTATTTTCTTCTAAAAACTTCTTGCTTGCTAATTCTTGTTCGATTGTTTCTGACAAATTTTCAATTTTGTTTAGCATCGAACTAAATTTTGTCTTGGTAGAACCTTGTCTTTCTTCAAACAATTTCTTTGCATGCTCAACCTCTGAAGAACTTACTTCGAAATACTTGCTCAACACTTTGTCAATTTTGCTTTCTTTCATTGACATGCCGAAATTGTAATCTTCAGAACCCATGCCTTCCATAGGTTCTTCTGGAGAAATTTCAGCATCCATTTCAAAATCCATTTCAGCACCTGGTTCTTCCATTCCCATGTCCATATCCATTTCAGAGTCAGCTTCAACGTCTTCGAACTTAGCCATGATGTCTTCCATGTCTTCTGGTTCGAGTTTAGTCAAATCAACCGCAGATAAAACCATGTTGATTACATATTTGATATCCTCAGAAGTCATTCCATCCTGAGATTCAAGTGCTCTCATTTTTTGAGTGAGCTTGCCTGTCAATTTTTGGATAAGTCTGAAAGAAACTTTCTCTTCCATATCTTGCTCCATACCAGCAGGCTCTTCCATAGAAGTGTCTACGTCCATATCAACATCCATTCCTAAGTCCATACCCATGTCACCACCAGCGTCATCAGTAGCATCAACAGAAGGTAATTCTGGTTCTGGAAGTGGAGCTGGTTCAGCTGGAACAGGTGGAATCTCAGCAACTGGTGCTGGTGGGGTTGGAGTTTTTAAAACAAATTTCTTTTGTTCACCAAATAATTTAACCTCTTCATCTTGTCCATTCATCTCATTGTTTTCCTTGATAATCAAGTTGAGTTTTCTTAGAGCTTGGGCATAAGATGAGTGATATTTTCTATTTTTCATAGGCTCCATGTAATCCAAAGAAGATTCGTTGATACCTTTCTTGATGATGTATCCTTGCTTCTCTTTTACAATGTGGTAATCCATTCCATCAGCTAAGTTGATGGAATA